AACCGGCCGAGCTGCGCATCGAGGTGAGCAACGTCACCCGTGAGCTGGAGGGTTACCTGGAGCTGGCGGTCGCCTCGACCGATCCGATCGAGGCGACCTATCGGCCGTTTTTGTCGACCGACACCAGCCAGCCGCACTGGACCAAGCCGGCGCACATGCAGATCGTCAAGGTCAGCTCCGACGTCTTCCGGGTGACCGCCGTCGCCGGGCATGCCGCCTTCTGGAACAAACCGGTCCCGAGCGAGCTCTACACCCGCTCGCGCTTCCCCCAGCTGGTGAGGTGATCATGCACTGGGCCAACGCCTATATCCGCTCGCCATACCGCCGCAACCCGGGCCCGGGGGAATATAACTGCGCGACACTCTTTCGCCACGTGCAGCGCGAGCAGTACGGCCGCGAGGTGCCGTTCTTCGGCCCCGAGCCGAGCCGCGAGGAGCTGCGGGCGCTGTTGACCGGCTGGGTCGAGGTTGACAAGCCGGTCGACGGTGACGCGGTAACCGCCTGGTATGGGGGCCAGCTGCACATCGGCACCTGGCTGACGGTCGACGGTGGCAAGGTGCTGCACACCAGCCCGGGCGCCGGCGGCTCGTGCCTGAGCTTGCGCGAACTGGAACTGGCCGGCTGGGGATCCTTCCGCTTTTTCCACCCGAGGAACTGCTGATGCCGAGTATTGTCCAGGTCACCGATCCGCTGAGGCCGCAGGCCGCTCGTCATCACCAGATCGCCGACGGCACCTCGCTGCGCGACTGGATGGGGCAGCACGGCCTCGAGGAGTTTCCTGCGCCGACGATCTGTCTGCTCGGCGGTCAGCCGCTGCTGCGCGCCCGGTGGGGCGTGTCGCTGCATGGCGACCAGTCCGCCGTGCTGGTGCCGCTACCGGCCGGCGGGGACGGCAGCAATCCGCTGCAGGCGATCCTGCTGATCGGCCTGACGGCGATCGCGCCATGGGCGGCTGGTTTTGCCGGTTTCGGACAGTTCGGTACTGCTTTGTTGACGGGTGCAATCATGGTTGGTGGCAGCCTGCTGATCAACGCCATCCTCCCGCCGCCGAAGCTGCCGAGTCCCCACGCGCTCGACGCGCCGAGCCCGACCTATAGCATCCAGGCGAGCGGCAACATCGCCCGGCTGCTGCAGCCGATCCCGTGCCCGTTCGGCCGCAACAGGATCATGCTCGACTGGGCGGCCGCGCCCTGGCAGGAGTACCGCGGCAACGTCCAGCACCTTTACCAGCTGTTCTGTGTCGGCCAGGGGGAATACGACATCGAGCAGATCCTGATCGGCGAGACGGACCTCGCCGTCTTCGGTGGGGCGATCGCCTACGAGGTGCTCGGCCCCGACGAGGTGGTGACGCTCTTTCCTGACAATGTCGTGACCTCGGCCGATGTCGCCGGACAGGAGCTGCAGGGACCGAACGAGGTCGCGCTCGACGACAACTTCGCCTTCACCGCCGGGACCAAGCATATCTCCGGCGCCGGGCTCGATCTCTATTCGCCGGGCCAGTCGATCGACGTGGCCGGCACGGCCTACAACGACGGCACCTATACGGTCTCTGCGGTCGCCGGCGACGGCAGCTACCTGGTGACGGTCGAGGCGCTGACCGACGAGGCGAGTGTCGCCTGTACGATCTCACTGACCTCGGGCGGCTATATCGGCCCCTTCCAGATCTGCGCTGCCGGCGAGGTGGCGAACTTTGTCGCCTTCGACTACCAGCTGTCGGCCGGGCTGTTCGTCGCCAATAACGATGGCGGGCTCGATGCGGCGACCGTCGAGCTGCAGGAGGAGGTTCGCGAAATCGACGACAACGGCGATCCGCTCGGCGGCTGGACGGTGATTGCCGCGCCGACGATCACCGACGCCACCAATACCCCGCAGCGGCTCAGTCATCGTTACGCCCTGCCGGCTCAGGGCCGCTACGAGGCCCGGGTGCTGCGCATCAACAATAAGAGCGGCTCAAACCGCACTTCGGACCGCATCAACTGGGCCGGGCTGCGCGCCTACCTGCCGAGCCAACGAACCTACGGCGATGTGACCCTGATCGCCATGACCATGAAGGTGGAAGGGAACCTGGCGTCGGTCGGAAATCACCGAGTCAGCGTCGTCTGTACCCGCAAGCTGCCGATCTACGACCCCGCCACGGCGACCTGGTCGCCGCGCACAGCGACCCGTAGCCCGGCCTGGGCGCTGGCCGAAGCATGCCGAAGTTCCTATGGCGGCAACCAGGCCGATAGCCGGATTGATCTCGACGCCTTGGCGGTGCTGGCCGAGACCTGGGACGAGCGCGGCGATACCTTCGATTTTGTCTTCGACCAGCGTCTGCCGCTGCGCGAGATGCTGACCATGATCGCCCGGGTCGGCCGGGCGGTGCCAATCGACCAGGGCGGAGTGATCACGGCGGTCCGTGACGAGCCGCAGGCAGTCTATTCGACCGGTTTCGACATGCGCAACATCAAGCGCGGCAGCCTGCGCATCGATCGGGCGCTGGCGAGTTCGGAGACGCCGGACAGCGTGATCGTCGAGTTTTGGGACGAGGAGACCTGGTCATGGAACGAGGTCGAATGCGTGCTACCGGGCGGATCGAGTGATAATCCGGAGCGGCGCAAGTTCCCCGGGATCTCGACCTGGGATCACGCCTGGCGCGAGGGGATGTACCTGGCGGCCGTCAATCGCGACCAGCGCACCTTCCCGAGCTTCGTCACCGAACTGGAAGGCCTGGTGCCGAGCTTCGGTGCGCACGTGCCGCTCAGTCACGACCTGCCGCAGTGGGGCTACAGCGGCGAGTTGGTCTCGATCGACGAGGACGACGTGACCCTCAACACCAGCGAGCGGCTGGTCTGGACGCCGGCCACCCAGCACTACGTCGCCCTGACCATGCCGGACGGCTCGATCGACGGTCCCTATCCGGTTAGCCAGGGCGGAGAGTTTTCCATGGTTCTGGACGGTCGGCTCGACTGGGAGCCGTACGCCGGCGGCGAGCGTCAGCGCTGCAGCTATAAGTTCGGCCCGGGGGACGACAAGTGGGCCAAGATCTGCCGGGTGATCGGCATCGTCCCGCGCGGCGGCGCCGAGGTCGAGGTGCTACTGGTCAATGCTGCCGACTCGGTGCACACGTCCGACCAGGGCGAGGCGCCGGTGCCGCCGAGCAGTTCGCTGTTGCCGACCATTCCCGACGCTCCGATCGTCGCCGGCCTGAACGTCATCCCAGACCCGATCTTGATGAATGTCGCCCGGGTCAGCTGGTTCCCGGCCGCCGGCGCCAAGAGCTACCTGGTCCAGGTCAGTTACGACGGCGGGAATAATTACGTGACGATCGTCGACACTCCGGACAACTCGGTTTCCGTGCTGGTCCCGACCGGCACCCTATATGTGCGGGTGGCTGCGATCGGCAAGAGCCAGGGGCTCTATGCCACATGGAGTGGGGAAGTTGGCACGGTCGGTTATCCTCCCGGCGCCCTGACCGGCCTGGCGCTGCAGCAGGCTTTTACCGGTGTCTATTGTAAGATTCAATGGAACGCTAATCCTCTGGCGACCTACTACGTCGTCGAGGTCTGGGCCGACTATGGCAGTGGCGAAGCGAAGGTGCGTGAAGTCACGGTTACCGATACGACCTTTACCTATTCGCTGGACGATGCGATCGAAGACGGCGGGCCTGACCCGGACATCCGTTTTGTGGTCTATGCCGGCAATACGAACGGTACCGGGGACTCGGCCGAGCTGGAAGTCTCGAACAGCGCCCCGGCGGCTCCAAGCGGGATTAATACGACACCTGGTGAAGAGAGCATCACGGTTGACTGGTCGGATAATAGCGAGATCGACCTGGCAGGTTACCGGCTCTGGATGTCGACCGTCGACGGATTCACGCCGGGTCCGAGTAATTTGATTTATGAAGGGCTCGTATCGGGGCGCACTGAAAACGGCCTGATTGCCGGAACGACTTATTATTTTGTCCTGGCCAGTTACGATATGTGGGGGAATGAAACCCAGGGGAATCAATTCAGCGAAGTCCCCGATAGCGCCGGTGGCGGCTGACCCCTGAAAGGAAGGATTTAAAAGAGAAGAAAAAGAGGGAGCGCCCGGACTGACGGCTGCCACCGCCAGCCCGAGCACCGAGATCACAGAATGTCCCTGTGAGCCCAGCCAAGGCTCCCCCGCCGCGATCGCAGCGGGACGAGCTTATCACGTCAAATATTTTTTGAAAAGACGGAGGCTCACGTGTCTAAACCCATTATCCCCTGGATCGGCGGCAAGCGAAAACTGGCCGCCAATATCCTGCCGTTGTTTCCTGACCACCAGTGCTATGTCGAGCCGTTCTGCGGCGCTGCAGCACTCTTTTTCCTCAAGCGACCATCCGAGGTCGAGATTCTAAACGACATTAACGGCGACCTGGTCAATCTCTACCGGGTGGTTAAATATCACCTCGAAGAGCTCTACAAACAATTCAAGTGGGTGTTGACCAGCCGCCAGAACTGGGAATGGCTAAAGGTAACGCCCAGCGAGACGCTGACCGATGTGCAACGCGCAGCGAGGTTTCTCTACTTGCAGAAGCTCGCCTTCGGCGGTCGGGTGGATGGCCAGAGTTTCGGCACCGCGACAACGAGTCGGCCGCGGTTTAATATTTTTACCCTGGAGCAGGATCTCGCAGACGCTCACTTTCGCCTGGCCAACACCACGATCGAGAACCTCGGCTGGAAGGAGATCGTCAGGAGATACGACCGTGAACATACGCTCTTCTACTGCGATCCGCCCTATTGGGAGACAGAAGGTTACGGAGTGGACTTCGGCTGGGAGCAGTACGAGGAGCTCGCCAGGCTTGCGAGCACGATCAAGGGAACAATGATCATATCGATCAACGACCATCCAGACATTCGGAACTTGTTTAGTGGGATGCCAGTGGTCGAAGTGGAATATAAGTACACTGTTGGTGGAGGAGATCGATCTGCAGATTGTGTCGAGTTGATTATCGGTACCTGGCCGGAAGGAGTTCCGATCGCTAGAAATTATCAGGAAGATCTGTTTTCGGCTTTTAGTTCAAACGATCTTTGATAATATCAAGCAACTTTCAGCGGAGACTTTTCGCAGTTTTTGAGGCAAAGTTTTCGCGTGCGGCTTCATTTTGCTCCCATCTTTTGGGTGGACAAAAGATGGGGCAGCGTCCGGGGCTGCCTCCCCGGGAGGTTTTTGGGCTTCTTTTAAAACAAATCAACAGCAACTTCGCCGGTCCCGGCCGGCAGCCGGTTTCTTTCTTTGTCAGGCCGCAAAGAAAGAACCAAAGAAACGACCTGCGCTGCGCTGGGCATCTAGAAGCTGTTCTTTTTGACGGATCAGGCTACTTGACGGTTCTTTCTTCCTCGCTGAGAGAGCTACTACCGCGTTACCTGCTCGGTTTGGCTCTTTAAAGCTTTTGACCTTCACCCCGTCAAGCGACAGCACCGGGGACGGATGGATTGACGTCGAAATAGCCGGGCAAACCCGGCTAAGTCAATATCGAAATGGCAAGGACATGCACATGTCTCCCGAACAACGCCAGCAGCTCTGGACAGAGATCGTCATCCAGGTAACCGCCGAACTGGCGACCCTTCCGGTATCTGAACGAACCTGGCTCGAAGCCCAGCTGCAGCAGGTCGCCGACCTGCAGGTGCGGATCCATGCCCTGTTCGAACAGGCGAGCGGCGCGGAAATCTGCCGCGACTGCCGGGGCGAGTGCTGCGGTCACGGCAGCTTCCATTT